CTCGTCTATTTTAGTTAATAGTTCCAGTATTTTTATTTTTTTCTCTTCCATATTAACCTCCTATAACATACTTTTCATTAAAGCCTCTAGTTCTTCAACTAATTGTGGCTTATCAGCTTTTAACATAGCTATAAGGTCGGGTCTTGTCATACTTAAAGCTCCATAGTTTGCCACTATTTCCTCCGCTCTAGCATTTATACCGCCTTTGAGAAAATATTTACGACCGTGTCCGTATTTAACAATACCACAGTCTCTATAATATCCAGCACTCAAGCTGTCGTATATATCTTGTAGATTATTAACACCGCCACCCATAAGGTTACGCTCCTCATAATCTATCATTTGTCTTATTTTACTACGTGCCTTACTCCAAGCACTCGTATAACTACGATAACTACTATATTTACCGTCGCTCCATTTTTTATTGATTTCCTCAAATAAATAGTTATTATCATTGGATACTTTAGTATGTATTTCCTTACATTGTTTATTAAACTCCTCAAACAACTTACTAACATCACTACCTATAACATCTTTATCACTACGTATAACATCTTTAAGTTTTTCATTTGCATTACACAAAAAGCTACCATTGTTACCTTTATTATAATCAATAGCGTGCCAGTTTTCGTGTAGCATAGTTTGGATACTACCAGTAGGGTTATCCTTGTTAGTTAATCTAGGAGCTGTTATTTCATTATTGTAAGCACCTCTACTAAAAGACCCTTTACCGTCTTTATAGTTTATAAAAGTGTTTTTACCGTTTCCTTTAGCTAGTCCCATATCTTTTATAGATTTACTATAAACTTTACTAGCTGTACTATTAGGGTTACCATTTTTATTTAACCACTCGGCTAATAAGATACCCTCTTCGTCAGTATTTCCTTTATAATCTTTAAACCAAGCTGGTAAATTATCAGTTTTAACCCAGTTTTTAGTAGTTTTTGGTTGCTGTGTAACGCTCTTAGGTGTATCGAGAACCTTTTTAGTGGGTAATTGTACGTCTTGATTTGTTTGAGTGTACTGTCTTATCCAGTCTTTATAACTCATATTACTAATTAGCTCAGTTTTACCAGTTTGTGGGTTTCTAGCTCTACGTTGTAAGGTCTTTTCTTCCTCTTCTCCTAAGTATCCACGTGTTTTACTACGACAGTTAGGGTGTAGAGGAGGATAATTAACTCCCTCCTCACGCTCACTAAACTTAAATACTTTATTATCCATAGCTTGGCATATTTCACTTGTCCTACTGTCTAAGGTAGCAACAAAAACGTATTTATCAAGTCCCATTTCTTCATACGCCATAGCGTCAACCTCATTATTAAAGTGGTTTGTCTCAGTTCTTATAAGTCGCTCAGCGTAATATTCACTAACATTAAAACGGTCTCGTATTTGTTTAGCTGTACGTTCTATACCTTGACCGCTCAACATAGCACCACCTAATATTTGACTTAAACTTTCAGCCAGTATATCAGTATTACCCCATATACGTTGGCTGTAATTTGCACCACTCCACGGGTCTTTTAATAGTGCGTCTATCATATTATTATCAATAGTGGCAAAATTAAAAGCGTATCCAGTTCCCATTTGAGTATCATACATTGTTTTATAATAGCTTTGATTTATTACTCCTTTATAACACATTGTATTAGCTAACTCTTCTTTAGGATATATTTGTTTTGCTTTAGCATATATTTGAGCTTGTAATTGCTCTAGTCTTGATATACGAGATTTATAATTATCTTTTATGTATTTATCTAGTCCTTGACGTTTCATTTGCTCCCAAGTTTTCTTAGTCTCACTACGAGTAAGTAATTCTTTTAGCTTTTGAGTATCAAGTCCAGTTTCTTTAGAATAATTGCGGTATATACTTGCTAATTGTCTATCTATATCTTTATAGGCTTGCTCGTATACACTTTTAACTCTATTTATATATACCTCGCTATGTTTTTCAGCGTCATTTAAACGCTTAATTGCCCTTTTATCCCAATAATTAGATGTTTTAGCCATTGACTAACACCTCCTAGCTTATAGCATTATCAATATCCACTTGATTATTTGCCACGTTTTCGCCAGTATTCGTTTTAGTTTCGCTTTCATTGTTTGCGTCTCCAATTTGGTTGTTAGCAAAAGCTAAATCGTATGGGTCTTTAGGCTTAGCCTCGTCCTCTTTTCTTTTAAGTTCAACCTCTTCGCTAGCGTCTTTAATAAATGATAATTGGCTTATTAAAGTCTCGCTACTTACAAGGTCGCTTAAATTATTTATCATTTGGCTAATTTCAAAATCATTACTTGGTAGATTACGTGTAAATACAGCGTCTACCTCTTCAATAGGTACATCTTGCATTTTTGACCTAGTAACTAAAAAGTTGTTATATAGTTTAAAACGTTCCATTAGTCCTTTTTCCATATAACGCTCTTTATTTTTAATATTTTGCTCGAAAGCAAGTAATTTATATCTAATAGCTACACCACTTGAGTTACCAACAAAGTTAACATCACTCATATTAGGTACCATTGATATTTTGTGTATATCAGTTTCTAAGTTTTGTCTTAATATATCAACTTGACTTTCGTTAAGTGTTTTAACTAAATATTCAACTCTACCGTCAGCTGGTAAATCAGCTAACATACGGCTAGCTTTTAGCTCTTCGGCTTGCTCTACGTCAAAGTCCATACCATACATACAAAGTATGGCGTCTACTAATTGCTCTTTATCGTTAACTCTATCACTTTGTAGTAAGTTATATGCGTCTATTAAACTTATAACTGGCTCAAAGTCCCCTAAAAACTCGGGGTTGTTTTTATATTCTATAAAAGGTACATCTCCAAAAGCGTGTTCCTCTTCTTTTTCCATTTCAGTTAACGCTTTATTTGTAGATTTATATTTTCTAATAACGTTTTTATCAGCAAATATAATCTCATAATATTTAAACTTTTCGCCTTGATATATAGCTCTATAATTGATACCAAAAAGTTTTTTATGTTCTACTGTATCGTCATAAACAATAATAGTATTTTTAACATCTACCTCACAACTACGAGGCTCAGCGTCCTCATTAGCATATACATACTCATATTGTTTACCAAAAATAGATATATCTTTAGCTATTTCAGTATCTAAATCATTTATAGTTTGTTTTTTATATGCGTCCAATACTGGCTCAATATCATATAAAGGTTTACCCTCGTTATCAGTTCCAATTTGATAATCTACTGGGTTACCAAGTAAATATCCAACATTAGTATCAGTAATATACTTAGCGTGGTTAATCATTACTTTATTATTTTTTAAACTGTCGTCTTTTTCACGTCTAAATATATCTTGCATACCAACGTAATACTCCTCAAGATGTTTGTAACGTTCTTTGTAACGTTCGTTATAATTTATAACATCAGTTAATACTTGATTTGTTATTTTAGTATCTTTTGGTAAAGTATACATCTTTACACCTCCTCCTCACTTAAATAAGTAAGCCAAAACACAGCCTCCTTTATTTTAATAACAGCTGTGTCTCGCTCTCTACTTTCAACGGTAAAACTCTCTAAATAATCAGCAAACGTACTTAAAGCGTTTATTATTTGCTCTAAATCGTCCATTGTTTTACCTCCTTTATAGTCCCATTGGTTTAGCGTAAACCTTTGGTGTTTTTACTCCTTTTATGTATTTGTTTAGACCATATCTAATAGCGTCTATTGTATGGTTAAACGTATCTACTGGCTCATTTATGTACTCTCCAGTCTTTTTATCTTTTTTCCAAGTATAGTTTTCTAACTCTTCGATAACTTTGTAACAACGTTCGTCAACTATAAGCTCGTATTGTTGTATCCATTGGATACCGTGTATAATAGAGCCTTTACCTTTTTCAGTAGGCTCTATGTTAATACCTTTATCTTTAATCTCGTCAATACTCTTACGCTCAGCACTATCTCCATAAGATTTATCTTTGGCTAGTCCTAAATCGTACATTGTCTCAGCTATCTCGTCGTTTTTCATACCTTTACGTACATACTCTCCAGTAACGTAAATCTTTTTACGTATTGTATCTATATATCCCCAAACAAGAGCGGACGGGTCGTTGATATACCCAAAGTCTAGTCCTATCCAACGTTTTAAACCCTCAGTCTCTTTATCACTTATTATTTTTGTCGTATATGTACCAAAGACTAATTTATCTAGGGTGGCAAACTCTCCTAAAGTATAAATACGATAATAAGCTGGGTTTCTATATTGCAACCTCTCAAGCTCAGCTACATACTCAGCACTTAAAAACTTATTGTCTTTATATGTAGTCTTAACAACTTTTACATTTAAAGGTAACTCTCCAACAAAGAAATAATTGTATACCCAGTTCTTTTTAGAGATAGGGTTAAACATCAAATATATTTGTGGAAAATCAACCAACGCTCTTAAACGTAAGTTTAACTGTGTAAACTCGTCCTCAGTAAGTTCGGTTGCCTCTTCAACTACTATATCCGTGATACCGTCTATTGACTTAATCTTTTCCTCGTCGTCTAGTCCTTTAAATATAAAAATAGAGCCATTAGGTAGCTCTATCTCAAAATCACTCCTATTTATTTTACATTGGTCGTAATAACCACTATTACGTAGATGTGTTATTATTAACGCCCAAATAGAGTGTTTTATTGTACGTTGTATTTTACGTATTACTAATACTGTACGTTTATATTTTAAGGCTTTTAATAATACCTTTTGTGTAGCACCATACGACTTACCACTACCAGCTCCACCCATATAGACCTCTATACGGTGTGTGTAGTCGTTTATATCCTTATAAACCCAGTCATTAAAAATAGCGGGGTTTAACTTTCTAGCCATTGGTATTATCGTCCTCGTCTATAAACCAGTCAGTATCAACCTTTTTAACCTCAACCTTTTCAACAAAGCCACCTTTGGCTTTTGCTAGT